AGCCCCGCAAAATGCCTATAGCCCAGCTAGGCGCGACTAATCTCAGCGCCCTCAGCGTCCCACAGGCGCTCGTTCAGATCGTCCCGCCGCAGTACCTCTACGGCGGCGTGTCCAGCAATGTTTGCGGTGTCGTCGGCACTGCATCCTGGGGGCCGGTGAATCTGCCGATGACGTTTGGCGGCTATACCGAATTCGCGACGATCTTCGGACCGACGGTCAAGCGCAAGTATGACCTTGGCGGCCATGTCATCCTCGCTGGCGCGCAGGGTGCTGGCTACTTTGCAGGTGTTCGCGTCACCGATGGCACTGACGTCGCGGCTTCGGTGATCGTCCAGTCCACTTGCATCACCTACACCGGCAAGTACACCGGTTCGCTCGGCAACAACATCAAGGTCACGCATGCGGCCGGCACCAAGGCAACCACCACGAAGGTGATCGTGTCTTGCCCGGGCCTTAATACCGAGATCTTCGACAACATCGGCGCAGGCCTGACAGGGAATGCTCTGTGGGTCGCGATCGCCGCGGCGATCAACAACGGCTCGTCTTCGGTTCGCCCGCCGTCCAACATCATCATCGCGACTGCCGGCGTCGGCACCACCGCGATTGCGCTGGCCTCCTACAGTCTCGCAGCAGGCACGGACGGCGCGACCACGATCACCAGCACTGTCTTGCTCGGCCAGGATACGCAGCCTCGCACCGGCATGTACGCGCTGCGCAATAAGGGCGTCGCTCAGTTCACGCTGTGCGATAACGATGACACCACGTCGTGGTCGACCGAACTCACCTTCGCCATGGACATCGGCGCCGAGGCGCTTCAGTCCGGTCCATCGTCTGATACGCTTACCAACGCAGCAACGGTGTTCCTCGCCACCGGCATCGACAGCCCATGGTTCAAAGCAATCTTCGGCGATTGGATCATCTGGGAAGATACGTACACCAACACCCCGCAGCGCCTCACCTCTCCGGCGGCCGTCGCGCTGGGCATCCTCGGCAACCTGTCGCCGCAGAACAGCCTGCTCAACAAGCCGATCAATTCCATTATCGGCACGCAGTCGAGCCTGCTGAACAAGACGTACAGCTACGCCGATTACCAGGCACTCGCCGCCGCGCGCCTGGACGTGGTCGCTCAGGATCTCACGATCTCGAACAGCTTCATCTTCCGGCTCGGCATCAACTCATCGTCGAACGAAGTCACGGAAGACGATTCCTATACGCGGGTCACGAACTTCCTCGCGCTGTCGCTCAACGTCATCGGCGCCAAATACCTCGGCCAGAACCAGACGCCATCGGAGCGGCGTCAGGCCAAGGTCACGCTGCAGGAGTTCCTGACGCTCGCCCAGACCAACGGCATCATCGGCACCGCCGACGGGTCGCAGGCCTATCAGGTGGTGCTCGACAACACCAACAACACGCAGGCCTCGGTCGCCCTCGGCTTCCAGTACGCCTACGTGAAAGCGATCTACCTCGGGGTGATCCGGTTTTTCATCATCAACCTCGAAGGCGGCGCTTCGGTCACGATCTCCACCACCCCGCCAGGCCAATAGGCCGCGCCTCAATCCTATCCGTCTTGCCAGGCTCGCTCACGCGGGCCTTTTTTAATGAGGTCACGCAGTGCCCGTTGATAATTTCACCATCGGCCATGACATCTCGGTCGACATCTACGACGCCTCGACCGGGAATGTCGTCACCTTCCCGGCCATGACGTCCTTTGATCGTCAGCCGATCTTCAAGCAGATCAATTCCGAGCCGCTCAACGGATATCCGATCTTCGCTGAAGCCCCGAACGGATGGAAAGGCTCGATCGAGTTCGATCGCACCGATCCGACCATCGACAACTATTTCGCCGCGCAGGAAGCGTCATACTTCAACGGTGGCAATCCTCTCACCGCCTCGATCACGGAAACGATCCAGGAGAAGGACGGCAGCGTCAGCCAGTATCGCTATCCGGGCGCTGCGCTGAAGCCGGATGACATGGGTCGGGCTGTTTCAGCGACCAAGATGACAATCAAGATGAGCTGGATGGCGTCCACTCGACTGCAGGTGGTGTAATGGTAAAGCTCACGATTAATCCGACGAGCGGCCCCACGCCGTCCCAGCAGATCATCGAGGACGCCAACCGGATCGTCTACGGCAGCGACGCGCGGGGCCGGAAGCTCGGCGTGCGAAAGCTCAATGGCCCGCTCAAACGCCAGATTTTCAAGGCGCTGTCGGCGGAAAGCCAGGAGAAGGATCGCTATCTGGGCATGGTGATTATCGCCGCCTGTTGCGTCTCGATCGATGGCGAGGAAATTTCCCTGCCGCGCACGGAATTGCAATTCGACGCCCTGATCGACCGGCTGGACGATGACGGCTCTGTCGCAATCGGCAAGATCCTGCGCGCCAACTTCGCTGCCAAGGATGGCGAGGGCGTCGACACCGCGGGGGAATAGCAAGGGACTCCGATTTCACGATCAGGATGTACCTGGTCAAGAACGGTGTCCCCTTTGATGTCGCCTTCGCGGCCGACGATGAGCGCGCCCTGGCAATGTACGTCGTCCTCGGTGAGTTCGAGGGCAACACCTGGGACTGGGACGCGATGAATTGGATCAAGAGGGGCTAGGCCATGGCTGGGATGACCTTGACCGGCCTCGCAGGCAATCTGACAGCGCTTGCCCTCGAACTGGAAATGCGCAAGCACGAAGCGCTGGAAGCTGGCGCGGAGATCATCGAGAAAGAAGCCAAGCGCGTCATCGGCACTTACGATTACGGATGGACCGAACTCGCAGACGCAACCAAAAAAGATCGTACTGATAAGGGATTTTCGGAAAACGACCCACTTCTTCGAACCGGCGAGATGCGCGAAAGCATCGGGCATGCCGTCCATGGCGACACGGCTAGCGTCGGATCAAACGACGACAAGGCGGTGTGGCAGGAACTCGGCACGAGCCGCATTCCCGCCCGCTCATTCCTCATGGGTGCAGCCGTCCACAAGGAAAAGGAAGTGGTCGATGCGATCGGCGAGATTGTTGTTGGGCACTTCAGCCCAGCGCGAATGATCCCTTAGTAGACCTCGATCTAGGGCGTGGGTGGCGGCGAAAGATGCAGAATCACATCTGGGTCATTTCTCGTAAACAAGGCGTTAGCCTCCCCCACAACGACCATGTCCATGCTATTCAAATATGCTGATTGGTAGGCCGAATACGTCTTGGACATGATATCGGTCAAGAGTTTTTGTTTCTTGGCGTCACTGTCCTTGATTTTTAGCTTTCGGCTCGCAAGCAATATCATTCCAGACGCATATACGGCCGCATTTCTGAACTGATCAGGTGGGCCGCCAAATGCCATGTTAGTTATGTTGTCACCTTGCTTGGGCGAGTAATATAATATGACCACGCCACCTAGCTTGTCGATGCAATCATATATCCCATCCGAAGGGTCAATCTGACATCTGTGCGAATAGGGCTTTGGGTCGGCAGTCTGACTGTTTCCAAGCTGAAAAATCCGGCTGACTTGATCGGAATTGATATCGAGCAGCGGCCTTTTTAGCTCGTCTCCAAAGGCCGGCCACGCACAGAAAGCAGCCGCCATCCCGACAAGTAGGGTTGCTCTGAATTTCACGATTGCGACCTTCTCTGATGGAAGAGGGAGTAAGTTAGAACAACTCCCAAGAACGGACTCACCTTCAACCAGAAAAACCCGAGGGCCTGTGGATCGTTCTGGTAAATGACAGATTGAATAATGAGCGCAAAAATTGCGCTAAGCACCGTGAAGGCACCGAACACCACCAACAGGATTGAGCCTGTAAGGAGCGCGCCTAGAGCGGTGGTTTTCGGCCCGACCGATTGACCTGCTGCGCCTGTGACAGCCATCCTGATTACGGTGTCAATCTGATTTGGCGAGACCGGAACGAGTGACAGCGACAACTTCGCCGCCGCGCCAGTCACTGCCGCAATGGCGAGCTCAGGCGACACGTCGAACCATTCGCCCGCAACCCGATATCGACCAAGAATGCGATGAGCTTCGGCCTCGATATCAGCGCCGGTGCTGTTCGTCGCGCCTACAAAGGCGAAATCTATCGGATATGGGGATGCCGTTCGCAGCGTAGCAAGCCGCGCCGTGGGATTCGTCGAGATGCCAATCTTGACGAGGTTGTGAGCGCCCCGGATCACATAAACGAACGACCCGGTTATCTGGCCCGAAACAGCGGAGGAACGTCGGAATCTACCGAAGTCTTCGCGTCCAAGCGAAACGCCAGTCCGAAGGCCCAATATTCGCGGGCCACCAATCCAGAAACGCATGAAAAGCCCCTTCAAGGGTGCTGATTCTACTGCTGATTATTTCTGAAAGCGAGGCCGATCATGTCCGATGTCTGGAAAATCGGCATTGAGATTGGTCTGCAGAACAGCGCATCGGCTGGACTGGCGCTTCTGACCCGCGAAGTGCTCGGCCTGAACGGTCATGTTGAAAACCTGATCGCCAAATTCAAGGAACTCGATACCAGCACTAAGCAAATCCTCGGCGGAGGTTTGGCTGTTGGTGTCGGCGCTGGTCTCGCTGCGGGCTTATGGGCTGCCACGAAAGCAGGCAGCGAACTCGTCAAGACGATGGGCCAGCTGCAAAACCTCGGCAAGTCCGTGGCCGATATCCAGATGGATACCAACTCCGCAATCCAGGCGCAGATCGCGATTCATGGCAGCAGCGCAGCCAGCAACTTGAAGGTTCTTCGGGAGTTGAGCGGCGTTACCGCCACTTCCGACGATGCCCGGGCAATCCTACAGGACACGTTGAAAGCCGGTGTTGTCGTTTCCAATCTCATCGGCGGTAATCCAGAGGACTATATCCAGACGCTGGTGAAAACCGCTGAACTTCGCGGCGACGGCGTCGATCCAAAGACTGGAAAAATTGATCCTGACAGACTGATTGCTGGCGTGAAGTCGGAAGTTGCCACGTTGGTCGCTGCCGGTGGCCTGATCAAGCCTGGCGACCTGATGATGATGGTCCAGCAGGCAGGCCCTATGGCCCGCATGGATTCCGATCCGAACAAGTTCTGGCAGTCCATGATCACAGCGATGATGGACATGACGGGTCGACGTGCCGGTACCGCGGATACAGCGCTCGGCCGTCAGTTGCTCGGCGAGAAAATGGGCCTCTCGACCGCCATGCAGATGGAGGCTGACGGTCTATTCAAGGCTGGCTCGGTCCACAAGGCCGGGACGGGCGTGAAAATTGATGATGGCGGCCTAGTTGGTGAGGACATCCTCAAAGGCCCGGGCGGCATGCAGGCTTGGATGGAAGGGGTTCTTATCCCTCAATTCAAGGCGCATGGCATCACCGACCAAGCCGCTCAGATGCAGGAGCTTTACAAGGTTTTTGGCACTGAGACGGCTCGCCGCATGGCCGCTCTATTCATTACGAGCCAAGCGCAAATCGCCAAGGATGCCGGCCTTCAAGATGCCGCGTCGAAGCAAAACCTATACGGCAACGTGATGGGTACCGATCTCGGCGCGAACATGTCGGGGCTTTCAGGTGCACTCCATGGCTTTTTCGAGGTCCTCGGGGCTCCGATGGTCAAGCCAGCAATCGCCGGGCTGACATTTCTCACGAGCGGCGTAAACCAACTCCTGAGCATTCTAAGCGCGCACCCGGATCTTGCCGGGGTGGCGGGAGCTGTTGGCGCGACGGGTGCAGCAGCGCTTATTGGGGGCGGTGCTTACACCATGGGCAAAGGCCTCATGACGGGCTTTGGCCTCACAACTTCAGCGGCTGCCCTCAACACGTCAGCCGTCATGCTCAATGAAGCGGCTGTTTCTCTTGGTGCTGGTAGTGTTGAGAAGACGGCGGCTGCCTCGCTCGCCACCAGTTTGGGATGGTTTGGCAAGGCGCGGCTCGGGCTGGCCGCTTTTGGCGGACTGCTCGGGTTGGAAGGCCTCGCTCAGATGACGGACAGCGGAGACGACGCAACCCTTGCAAAAGGCGCGTCCGAGTCACAGCGAGTCCGTGCAAAATATGGAGACGATCTGCTTCGGGCCGCTCGATCTGCGTATGTTCCCTGGTATGGCAGTTCGAACATAAATTCAGAGGACGGCCACGATCAGAGCTACGTTAATCAGTATCTCGACAACCAGCGCAATATGCGGCGCGGATATACGGCGCCGTCATTTCCGCAGCCCGATTATAACTCGCTTACGCGGGATCGTTCTGCGCATGGCGCGGCTTTGTCGGGAAACGCCCTCGATCTCTCCAAGCTCAACATCACGATGCCGCCCATCGAGCAGAAGGTGGAGATCAAGCCCGCGCCTGTCATCCTCGACGGTCGCGTGCTCGCTCAACTGATCCAGAGCGCGCTCGTCAAGGCCGGCTCGATTGTCTCGGGTGGTCAGGGCTTCGACGGAACGGCCATGCCGCGTGCGGCTGGGCAATAAAGGCGCGCCATGACTGACACCGACATCATTCTGGGCGGCATCCCGTTCTATGGGCACGCCGTCCCGAACAAGATCAACTTCGGCGGCAAGCAGAAGGTCACGACGCAAACTCTGATCGGCGGCCAGCGTGTCGTCGATGCGATGGGTGCAGAACCCGACGACATCAAATGGTCAGGCCGGTTTCGTGGCGCCGATGCGATCGACAATGCCGTTGCCCTCGACCAGATGCGCAAGAGCGGCGCGGCTGTTCCGCTGACGTGGTTCGGCTTCTATTTCACGGTGGTGGTCACCAGCTTCACCGCGGAGACCGAGAAGTTCTACGAAGTCCCGTACAACATCACCTGCCTGGTGGTGGACGATCCGAGCAATGCGCTCGAGGCGGTTCTATCCTCTCTCGATAGCCTGGTCGGCGGCGATCTCACCAGCGCGACGAATGCCGGCGTCGCCCTCGGCGCGGCAGCTTCGGCGGCGCTGACCAATCTCGGCACTGCGGTAACGAATGCCGGGCCTCTGACGGGCGCCACAACAGCAACTCTGCAGACGCTAAGCACTGCGGCCTCAACAGCCTCGACGGCGCTCACGGGCGCTGCCACAGCGGCAGACCCGGCGCTTGATACATCCGAACCAGATGGTGCCGATCCTTCTGTTGCCGCGGCGTGGCTCTCCAATACGGCTGCTGCAATGGTCACCCAGGCTTCGACCGTCCAGACCGCCGCCTATGTGACCCGCATCGGCGTCAATCTCGCACTCAACCAGGGGTGAGGCATGGTCGACCAATCCACCATCCTTGCTGCCACAACGGCGCAGATCATCACTGTGCCGCCGGGCAATCTGTTCGAGATCGCCGCCCAATATCTCGGCGACGGAACGCAATGGAACCGCATCGCCAAACTCAACGGCATGACCGATCCATTCTTCTTCACGATCACCACGCTCAAACTGCCGCCGGTCAATCCAGCGGCCGGCAACGGCGGGATTTTAGGCGAATAACACCTCATGGGCATTCTTCGACAACCCCGCGCCATGATCACGGTGAACGGGACCGATATCGTATGTCTTGAGGTCGAGGTCGAACTGTCGAAGACGCACGATAGCGACTGTGTCCACGCGAAAATTGCCATCGATGCCCTTCCGCCCGCGATGGATGCGAATTGGTGGTCGACCGCAAACGCCGTCGCAATCCAGGCGAAGTTCTCGAATGACGGCCCGGCAACGGTGCAGTTGTTCGATGGCCTCGTCGATCGAGCGGATTTCGATTACGCCACCAACGAAATGTCAGTCTCGGGGCGCTGCAAGACGGCCAAGATGGTCGATAAGCGGCACAAGAAGAAACACATCAACCAGCACCATCACGAGATTGTGCAGGAGATCGCGAGCGCTCACGGCCTGACTGTCAACGCCGATCCGGTGACGGACAAAGCTGGCAAGCTTTACCAGATCGACGTCGCCTCGATGCCGCACCAGTCGACCGAGTGGAGCTATATCCAGCATCTGGCCGAACAGGCGAACATGGATTGCTATGCCACCGGGGGGCAGGTGTATTTCAAGAACCCGGGCGAGCAGTTGCCGGTGCTGAACCTGAACTACACGCCGCCGACGAGCGAGAGTTACGCGTCTGGCAATTTCATCACGCTCAAGGCATCCCGCAACTTCCAGCTCGGACGCCCTGTTTCGCACAAGGTCTCGTCCTGGCACCACAAGCAGAAGCAGGCGTTCACCGATACCGAAACCGAGCCGGGCGTTGGCGATCCTCTGGAATTTCACCACAACGAACCGCTGCTGAGCCAGGAGCAAACCAGCAAGATCGCCAAGAAGCGGTTGCGCGACACGACCAAGCACGAGTTCACGCTCGATATCGAAATGCCCGGCGATACCGCGATCACCCCGCGGTACACGCTCAACCTGACCGGCACCGGGGCTGCCTTCGACCAACAGCACGATCTTGCCACCGTCAAGCACAGTCTCTCCGAGCACGGCGGCTACCGCATGACGCTCTCGACCAAGACCAAATCCAAAAAGCGGGGCAAGAAGTGAGCGACGATCTCGCCAACTGGATCCGCCGCGAAGTCTATCGGGCGATGGCCTCTCAGGCCCAGCCGACAGCCGCAACGATCTCCGCCTATGATCCGAACACCCACTCGATCAAGGCGATCATGCAGCCGGAAGGCATCGAGACCGGATGGTTTCGGCATGGCTCGATCAGCGTTGGCAATGGGTTCGGTATCGCAGTCGGGCCATCGATCGGCGACCAGATCCAACTCGGTTTCCACAACGGCAATATCGAGACCCCCTACGTCGTCAACAGGTT